CGTTTTGAGATTCCGAATTTTGTCTCTCCGCCGGGGTCCTTCGGGTCATTGACGTAACCGCCCTCGTAACCGAGGGCGGCCTTGAACGCGCGATCAAACCGACCGTGGTCGACAACCCGCTGAATTATTTCATCGAGGGTTTGCATATCATCCTCCGTGATACCGGAACGCGAACAGGGTGAGAGTTCCGACGATGGCGGCCGTGACGAGCGTTTTCACGAGCGTCCTGATGGCCGTCGATTTAATATCGTCCGTCCAGCACCGGAGATCGTGGATGAATTTGTGATCGCTGTAGTGCTCTTTCCGGGCGATCCAGAAATCATCGGGGGTCTCATCGGGGGCGATTATCTCGGCAAGTGCTTCTCGCACTGCAGTTCGGATATCTTCCTTTTCCATTTCGAGTCCCCACTCATCAAACCGGTGGTTATACGGCCTCAAGTTCCAGCACCTGCTGGGCTATCCGCCGTTCTGCAATCGCGCAGTATTCCGGGTTGATTTCCAGCCCCAAGAACCTGCGCCCCAATTCCTTCGCTGCCTTTGCCGTGGTGCCGCTCCCGCTGAATGGATCGCAAACCAAATCCCCCGCATTGCTCCACGTCGCCACCACGTCGCGCGCCAGCGTTTCGGGCATTGGTGCCGGGTGGTCGCTCGCCCCTCCGCCCACCGCAATGGGCCACACATTGCTGCGCATTCCAGCTTCTGCGCACGTCAGCACGCGCTTGTCGTGCAGTACCCCGTCAGCGTTCCTTCTGCCCCCGGTTAGGAGCGTTTGCCCCGCCTTGGCGTTCTTGCGGTCGCGCAGCATGTTTCCAGTTTTCGGCGTTCCGGCAGAGAAGACAAAAACAAATTCGTAGCACTGGTCGTAGCGTGTCGCCGCGTTCTGCGGCAGGTAGTTCAGTTTCTGGTAAATCATCGTGTCGTGCAAGTTAAGCCCCAACCTCTTAAAGTGCAGCGCCTGTTCCATGCTGCTGCCCGTCTCGCTGCCGTCCTTCGTCGCATCGCCTACCACCCAAACAATCACGCCGCCCGGCTTCAGCACGCGCTTGAGTTGCCACGCCACTCCGAAGAAGTCCCAGCTATGCCCGCCGTATGTGCGTAGGTCATCGTATGGCGGGCTCGTCACCACCAAATCAATGCACTCGCGCGGCAGTTTCCCAAGCAGGTCGCAGTTGTCGCCACAGTGAATCTTGTCTAGTTCAAGCATATTGTTTCCTCAAAAGTCGGTGCTGGCGGTACGTCGTATAACACGTCGCTCAACACGGACGCAGGCGAGGAAGCCGCCTGCGCCGGTTAGCTATGCGTTATGTAAGGCGGAGGCGAGAGCAGAGGTCAAGCCCGTGTGAGATGTATGCTCTCGCGATCGCGTACTCCGCCGTTATTTTTTGGGTTTCGCGGAGGCATTCACGGCCGCCTCGAGGGCGGCGATCCGGTCGTCCTTCTCTTTCGCGGCGGCCTCGAGGCCGGTCACGTATTTCGTGAGTTCTTCGAGCTTGCCCGCCAGGTCGCCCAGTGCGGCCTCTTTTTCGGCGAGGAGATCCTCCTGGCCGATCTTCGCGGCGAGATCGGGGCGGAGATTCTCGGCGTCGCCGGCATAGCCGATGACTTCACCGACCTTGAAATGAACCGTCCCGGTGAGCTCGTACACATCGGGGACCTGTTCCCCCGCCTCGTCGTGGTATGGCTTTAAACAATACGTCCGCGTGGCAGCCTGCTCGGGGGACAGCTTGAGGAGTCCCCGGCTCAGGCTCAGCGGCCGTTCAAATATTTCGATTGTTTTCATGTTTCCGTCCTTTCAAAAAATGCGGGGGCGGTGCGATACCGCTCCCGCTTTATTTCATCTTCATTTTCCGGTTATGTCATGGTGACGTAGCACGCCATCTGCCAGAAACCGTATGCCACGTTCCGGCTCGCCCAGACGCCGTACCAGTGTTTATCCTCTTTGAATTCCAGCTCGGATCCCTCCGCGACGGCGGAGACCTGCAGCGGGACCTCGTCCTGCATGATCAGGGGTTTCGTCTCCGAGTCGGTCCGGAAGACTGCGAAGCTGTCCGTCCAGGTTGACCGGGCATCCATCTGAACATCGATGGAAACATTTTTCATGTCCAGACTGTGGGACGACAGAGTCGTGGCGGGAAGCGCCACGGCCGTGAGGGCCGGGAAATATAACCCCGGCGGCACCAGAACGAGAAACTCGCTGGCGTCCTCGTTGAAGGGCTGCCCCTGGTCGTCCTTGACCTTCATGATCTGGACGATGGCCTGCATGATGCACGACTGCATCTCCTCCGGTGACGGCATCGTGGTGGATCCGTGGACCCGCGCCGCGATGGCGGAGATGTCGATGGAGATGTCGTTATCATTGGTGCCGGAGGATCCCTCCGAATGGTTCGTGTCGAAATAATACTGGCCGTCGTAGCAGTCGGTCGCCGCGCCGGCGAGGATCAGGGTCGACAGAAGGCTCGCCCAGTGGCCATTCGCCCGGCGTGTCATGTCGGCGATCCGGATCATGACCTGGCCGGTTTTGTCCCTGCGGATCCAGTCACAGAGGACCTCCAGGGTGGCCTCGTATTTCTTGTTCTGGACGGTGATCTGATTGTCCAGGAATCCTTTAGGCTCCCGGCCGCCGACCCATTCGCGCATCATGGGCGCCATACCGATCCAGGGGTAGGTCTCGATCTCCTGGTTGCTGTCGACCTTCATGGCGATCTTTGCCGCCCAGGAGTCCGGGGCCGGATCTGACAGACGGAGATAGAGCTCTCCGATAATTCCTGTTGAGGTTAATCCTTTTCCGCTCATTATGTGTTATCTCCTTTCATAGATTTTGGTCTGGGTTACATCCCGAGTTTGACAACCAGGACGCCGGCGCCTTCGACAAAGGTCGTCGTGCTGGCCGCCTCGACGGAGACGGTATCGCTCGATTTAAATGCCGCACCGGCGGTGATGGCCGCAGCGGCGACAATCTTGCCCAGGGTGTTACAGGCGACGGTGGTCAATGCTATGGTGCCGCCGGTGACGTTGGTCGTGCCGATCTCGAAATTCAGCGTTGACACCTTGGACGCCGTGGACGCGACGACGGTGGTGATGAAATCGGCGTCGATGATTCTCCCGTTAAATCCGGGGGTAAAGGTGGTGACGATATCACCATCGGCGATGGTCGAAAGTTCGATCGGGATGGAGAGATAGGCCACCCATTCCGGGACCTTCGCATCAAATGCCACGATGCAGTAACCGGACGATACATATCGATATACGTGGCCGATCTTCGTCCCGATGCCGGAGAGATTGAATGCCGCGTCGTCGGAGGCATAAACGGGGCGGCCGACATCGGTGATGGCGACGCTTGTCACGGCGAGATACGCCTTGCCCTTATCGACGGCCTGGACGTTGATGGCGCCATTTGCCCCGGAGGAGTTGTCCGCCTTTTCCTGGCAGAATCCCCGGAAGGGGTACCCCGCCACGAGGGGCTGGGCATAACCGGAGCCGTTGTCGCCGATGGCGGAGCCCTCATAGATGATATCGGCCGTAATGACCGGGAGACCGTTGATGCTGCCGATCTCCATGATTCGCGGTGAATTGGCTGCTAATGTCGTCATATTACTGTACCTTCCTTTCCCCGAGTATCTTTACCCGGCCCTCTGAGTTGGCCTTTTTGTATGCCGCGTATACCTCGGCGTTTCGGAATTCTCCCTGGAGATCGGCGCTGCGTTCATATTCGGCCGTCCATTTATCGAGGCCGTCGGGCATTGCGTTAATGTCCTGACCGCCGCCCATGCCGGGGCTCTGCTTGCCCGTCTGGTCGGTGATCACCTGGAGCATCTCGTCCATCTTTTTCGACTCCGGCGATGCCGCCGGCGTTGATCCTTCGGGAACCACGGCGCGGTACTGCTCGGCCGAGATACCCGATTCGATGACGGTCTTAAACTTTCCGGCCTCATCGGCTCCGAAATGGATCTCGGCCAGGGCAAGAATGTTTTCCGTTTTCCCGGTGATGGCGGCCGTAACCGCTTCATTGACAGCGCCTGTTACATCGACGCTGTTTTTCCCCTCTGCGCGGAGCTGTTCGGCGAATTCGGGATACTCGTCTGCGAGCGCCGCGAGGGTTTCAAATCTTTCCATTGTGTTCTCCTTTCCGGGGAGTATCCCCCGCGTTGATATGCTTCGAGCGCCCGGTCTGGACGCTGAGAGCGCTGCTGCTATCGCATCGTCGAGGCTCCCGATCTGATCGGCGAGACCCGCTTCGATGGCCTTTTCGCCCCAGTACAGGGCGGATTCCATTCCTTTGATGTGCTGTTTCGTGGCGCCCCGGTACCGGGCGACATCGCCGGTAAACAGTTCGTGGGCCCCATCGACTATCTCCTTGACGGCCGCGTAGGCCTCATCGCTGAGGGGTTCGTGGGGTGAGAGATCGTTTTTCCGGGCGCCGGCGTAAATGGTGGTCACCACGACTCCCTCTTTTTCGTTATATTTTGACTGGTCGAAATGTTTCGCGATGACCCCGATGGATCCCACGCCGCCCGACTTCGGTACGAAGATCTGATCGGTGGCGGAGGCCAGATAGTAGGCAGCGGAAAAGGCATGTTCATCCACGGCGGCATAGATCGGTTTTGATCCCCGGGCCGCGAAGATCTCCTCGGCGAGCTCCCGGCATCCGGCCACTTCCCCACCAGGGGAATCGATATGTAAAATAATGGCGGTGATCTCATCGCTGGCCAGGGCCTTCCGGAAGATGTTCCGCACATAGAGATAACTGGTCATGCCGCTGTGGGACTGCATCATGCTGTGGCGGTGGACCAGACTGTCATGCACGGGGATGATCGCCACGGCGGGCACGACGGCCGCGCCGGGCTGCCGGACCGCGGTTTTCGCCTCCAGGGATTCGGAGTATTTCTCCGGGGCATCGCTGGGTTCCTCGATGGTAATGCCGAGACGGTCCTTGAGCGCCCAGAGGATCACGTCCAGTTTCGGCTCGTGGATCATGAGGGGCACATTGAATACCCGGCTCATAATGAGAGGGATGGAGTTATTCTTCATCGTCGGTCTCCTCGTCGGTGTTGTCTTTGTCGTCTTTATCTTTGATGATCATCGGCGTTTTCTCCCGCGCTTCGAGGCCGGCATCTTTTTTCATCTGCTGTTCCTCGGCGAGCTGCTCGATGAGGGCCTCCACGGTGGTCCCCCGTTCGGCGGCGATCTCCTCGAGGGTTTTCATGTCGTTGTTATTCAGGAGCACATCGGCCTGTGCCGCCTTCACCGGCTCGATATCGCCCTTCGGGTACCCGCGCCAGGAAACGGCGCAGAGGGATTCCATGTTCGAGTAGAAGTCGGGGACGGTCAGCTCGCGCCTCAGATACGCCTCCTCGAGGAGCATCTGGCGGACCGGGGCCAGGGTGTTCTGGCCGAGCCATGCCCGGCGGAACATGTAGGCCCTCCATGCCTCGAGCATGGCGCCCCGCCATCCGGCGAAACTGACACCTTTCAGGTTCTTGAACAGGGCCACGGCGGGTACGCCGATCGGGCCCGCGATCGCGTTTAAAATAATTTGAGCAAAGGGATCGAAGGTGGTCCCGGGGCGGTTAGTCGAGATACCGTGAGGAACCTCTCCTTTTTCCCCGTACATGACGGCACCGGGGATGACCTCCTGGTACCGGATTTTTTTGTTGACGCCGCCATCCCGGTCGGTCCCGGTATCGTTGAACCCGGGCATGGATTCGGCGAAATCGTAGGCACTCGCGGCGCCGGTTTCGATAAACATGGAAAAGGCCGCCGTGACGATGCTGGAGACAAGCTCCGCGTCGAGCAGATCGTTCAGGTCCTGGAAAAATTTGAGGGACGGCGCGAAGTCGGAGATCCCGCGGACCGCGTCGGGATCGTCGTTGATAAATTGGTGGATCACCTGCCAGCGGTGGCCGGCTCTCGTGGGGATCCTCTCGAAGTTTGCCGAGGTGTCGGGACGATAAAACCACTGCCGTTTCTTTTCGCCCGCGACGGGATAGTCGGCCTTTTTGATCCAGTGCGCGACGGGCGCTCCGTATTTGTTGATCTCGACGCCGTCCCGGATATTGCCGTTGCTGAGTTTGTCCGTCGGGGTTTTGAGCCGCAGGGGATTGATGACCTGGCATGCCAGGGCATAGGGGCGGCCCGGGGCGTTGATCATGAGGGGCAAGAGGATATGTTCGCCGTGCTGTACGGTGGTCGCCTCGAGGAGATACTGGATCCCGCCGGCGGTCATCCGTTCGCCCGCGTCTGCCCAGGGGATCCACCGGCGATAGATCGATCTCATTTGCGCCCGGATCGGCCGGGCTGCCTCTTTCGATATGCCCAGGGCATCGCTGTCGATCTCCGGCTGGGGGATCAGGCCGGGACCGACGACGGTGACGGCAAATGATTTTTTGATACCCGCGGCGTAGGGGTTATCCTGGGTCAGCTCGACACATCGCTCGGCGATACTCTCCCGTTCCCGGGCGACTGCCCGGGGATCATACAGGCGTTTCGGGATCCAGTTTGACATGGTTCCGGTGCGCTGTGCCGATTTTCTGCTGAATGTGTTGGATGACGCGGAGATCCGCGGGGGTAACGGTTTGTTATCGGGGCCGTAGAGTACCGGCCGGCGGCCCAGTTGGGTTGCCATCGAAGCGACGGCGGCGTTGAATATTCGGTGACGTTCTATCTCGCGGTCGCGATCGTGGGGAGCTTCCCGCATGTTTACCTCTTCCGGATGCCGTGATTGATGGCAGGTCCGCCGACATTGGAGAGGGCCTTGACCTTGTCGTCCCAGTAGGTGACACGACTACCGATCATACTGAGATCGGCCCGGGTGAGTGACCGCCCGGCGATGGAATATGCCTGGCCGGCGGCGACTTTATCCTCCGCATCGAGCCAGGTTGCGAGTTTCGATTCCGCTTGTGCAAGGGTGATTCCAGCCATAGCGCCTCTTATTTAGCGGTTGACCCAGGGGGTGGGCCGCCGTACCGTCTCAAATCCATGACCCTCCGGGGTCTCCGGGCAGTACGGCGCCCGCTTAAATTATCAATATGTGGTGGTTCCTTTTGTAGGTGCAACCATATCATGGGGTTTTTGCCGCGACGGGCCCGTCGCACGTATTTGATAGGGCAGTGGGGGGGTAATGATACGTATTTGATAGGGCAGTGTAACGTGTTTTTTCTTGACAGGTTTTTTCAAGGGGGTTTTTAAAGGGCTAAACAGGCCCTCTTAATCAATCGTTTTCTCTTCCTCCGGGATATTGTCAATCCCGCCTTTGACCTGGACCCGGGTGATAGTCTTGAACCATTCATCGATATTGTCGGCGTGGGCGAGCCATCCGCGGCCGTCATAGAGCGCCGGGAGGCCCTGCTTGACATGTTTCCGGAACATGTAATCGGTTACGTTTCCGAGGTATTCACAGATTTCGGCCTTGCAGAGCAGGAGCCGGGGGTTCCTTTTAACGGCCATCATCTCCTCCCCAGCCATTTCGGGCGCTGGAACCCTCGGTTTCTGACCGAGGATAGAATCGTCTCCCGGATATTCCCCGGTTCCGGTGGTGCCGCTGGGGTCGGTTCGACCCGCCGTTTTGCCGCCTCTGCCAGGATCCGGAGACCGCCGCCGGGAAATTCCATCTCGACGCAGGCAGCGGCGAGGGCCTCGGCATCGAATAAATGGTTCGGCCGGCCGTGGGGGTTGATCCACTCCTCGACGTTCTTCTCGCTGATCTGTTTTTCTTCCGCCAGGATCTGGGCGGCGTAGTCCGTGCCGACATCGGCGTGAAGATACGCGCCGCCGGTGAGGCCCTTCCTGGCCAGATCGAGCCGGTAGTGATACTGGTCTTTCGCCTTTTCCGTATCGACGGAGAGGAGCCGAAGCCCGCCGGCGAGTTTCTTTCCCGCCGGGGTCGATGTGATCGTATTTCCCAGGCTCAACATGCCCGCCAGGTTCGAGCTGGACCCCTTCGTCCCCCAGACGACGGCGCCCCGGCCGGACCGGTTTTTCAAGAGCCAGAAGTAGGTCTCCTCCGTCATGGTCATATTCTCAAACTTTTTACCGCCGCCCGTATCGACGGCGGCCCGCCAGATCCGTTTCGTCCGGCCCGATCCCTCGACGGGGTAGGCCGTCTCGAACAGGAGCGTCTCGATCTCGCTCCAGGCGAGAAGGAATCCGTAATGGATGAGCCAGCTGGTCATCTCACCGGCCCAGGCACGGACGGCAAACCAGAACCCGAATTTCTGGACATCGATCCCGCAGGTCAGGGCGATGGCGTCCTCCGGGACGGTCTGAGCCGGGAGGGGGCACCGGGCGGAGAGGATCAGTTCCTCGTTTGTCGAGATGGCGGTGAGCTTCCACGGTTTCGCCTCGTGCTTGTTTTTGAAATCTTTGAATTCGGTGAAATCCTTCTGGCCCCGGAGGAACGCCGCTGCCGGTTTTGCCAGCGGGACGAAGGGCGATATCCACGACGGGTACTGAAAAGCGATTTTTTTCGGACGGTACGTTTTGAGATATTCGGACAGCTCCATGCCGGTCTCGCGATCCTGCCAGCGGCCGCGGCGGACGGCGAGATCGCGGTCGTAATCGGTCCATTCTGCCAGGCAGTGGGGGCACTCATACCAGGCGAGATCCTGGGACTCGATGCTCTCGGGATCCTCGGAGTGGCATTCCCCGTCCGGCCCCGGTTCGGTTTTATGTGCCCATTTGATCCCGCCGAATTTCATGACGTGGGCGGTCCCGCAGGCGGGGCACTCGACCAGGTATTCAAACCGGCAGGGGGCGGCCGTATACTCCCGCCAGATCGCCCCGGTGGTGACCGACGGGGTGCTGATGATCCAGTGTTTCTCCTGGCCGGTGTAGATCGTAAGCCGGGACGCCGTCAGTTGAATCGGGCCGGTCTCCCGTTTCCCCGCGGTCTCGGGGTATTTGTCAACCTCGTCGTTGACGGCATACCGGCATGGCCTGTTTGCCAGGGCCGCCGCCGATCGGGCCCAGGCGAAATAGATCGGCATATGCTGGAGCTTGATCCGCTTTTTTGCCAGGTCGTCGGCCAGGCCCGTCGTGTAGGATCGGAGGCGCCGGCTCGATGTGATCATCGGCTGGATCCGGTCCTCGCTGTTTGTGTTCGAGGTATTTTCATCGGGGTAGACCATGATGACCGGGCCGGGTGCCCGGTCGACGGCATAGCCGACACAGTTGTTTACACACTCGGATTTGCCGGACTGGGGAGGAGCACAGAGGATAATCACCCGGACGGTCGGGAAAAACGACGCGTCCATGATCCCGGCCAGATAGGGCGTGACGGAGTTCTTCCATCGGCCCGGCAGGGCTGACATGGTGACGACCCGATGCTTTTCGCTCCACAGCGACGGCCGGATCGGTTTGCGCTTCCGGAGGATCTTCCGCTCCGCGCCGGAAAACCGGACGGTATGCCGCACTGGATCGGGAGCGCCCCGGAGTGACGGGGGCAGCCAGGGGGAGTTGGTGGGTATGTGGATTACGTTTGTACTCATAATTTTGAATTTTTAATTAGTCGTAATATTTAACGCCGTAGATTACCGCCCAGTTGAGCAGGCCCGCGGCGAACCAGTAACAGGCGCTCCCCCAGCGGCCGGCGCAGGCCAGGGGTATCGAGGCGGCAAATGATTCGATCATGATGATGGTCGGCAATATGTTGATCAGTTTGTTCATTTTTTAGATTAAATCTATTGTTAGAACCGGACACGATTCCAGCCACCCCATAAATTCATCTTTTCGATAGAAAACCGATCTCCGCTTGCCGGACCCAGGGCGCTTGTAGTATTTCGGGCCTCTTTTCTGATATCGCATGTTGGCCAGCGTGCCGGGCGAGATCCCGGACAGGACAGAGGCTTCCTTCGGTGACAGATATATAGTATTTTGTTCAGACATTTTGCTTCCTCCTTTTCAAGGTCGATTAACCTTCCCTTGAGCCATTCCTTTTCAATCTCCCGGTAGGTGGACAATGCCTTGCGTTTGTCTCTCGTTTTCAGGGAGCGTTTCTTCCCCCGGTAAAACTCCACGTACCAGAATTCGTTCTTCTCTTGAAATAACCTCATGGGATAATTCATAGACCAACTCCTCTGAGAATTGCAAGCGCTTTTTCCCGTGGGCCGATCATTGACATCTGGGACAGCCTGTAACCGTCTATCGACTCCCTGTCGAAGATCCAGTCGCCGCGTCCCGAATCCGGGTCCTTGAACCCCCGGATGATTCCGTCAAGGGCGAGGGACTTCAGACGTTTTCCACCTATGTTAGCGTAGGATGACGCCTCTTTCAGGGAAAGCCAGCGTTTATTCATGAATCTATCCTTCTAAATCGTTTCATATGATTGCTGTTGTCCCAGTGGTCACAGATGAAAGTCGGATTGATCCGGTATCCGCGGCCGTCCTTCAGGCCGATGATGCGGCAGCGAGGTTCGGTTCCGAGGATCTCTCCGCCGATACCTGTCACCTGGTAGTCCCGGACAAAGTAATTGCAGTCGGAACAGTATGCCCAGGTGCGGCCCTTTTTGTAATGGACCTCATCTTTGATCTTCGGTCGTCTCACTCCCATTATGATTTCCTTTCGCAATCCCGAGGATGGCGTAGCCGGCAATATCCCGGTATGGAGATTCGCCGAGGGCATCCCTGTCCGTGGCGATTCGGAACAGCTTGTCTATGATCCGGGTGACCGCCAGGGCGTCGTCGTACTGTTCCGGCCTGATACCGTCCGGGTATAAGATCCGGAGTAAAGATCCGGACCTGCCAAAGCTGTCGCCGTAGGCCGCCTGTTTATCCGCCACCGTGATCCCGATCGATGCGCCGAGCCTTTCATATTCGCTGTGCGCCACGAGTTTCCCCAGGAGATAGTTCTTCTGGGCAATCTCATTGGTAAGGGCGGCGATCTCGTTGACCTGGCCGCCGACAACTTTTCTCAGTCGATCAATCTCATTATGCAATTTTTACAACTCCTTACAATCATTAATAAAAACAACGCTCATATTTGCCCTGTACGGCCATTCCCCGGGCCGGTCCATACCTAAGCATGGGTAAAATCGGCCTGTTCCGGTATTTTATGGGGAGATAGTCGCCTCTTTAATCGAAATAACTTTCTTTTCTCTTGTTTTGCTACCAGATGATCCGGAATCTCAAACATAAACATAATCTGTTCCAGCATGATTTTTACGTCCGCTATCTCCTCAGCAATTTTCCGTGTGTGCTTTTCCCAGTCCACACAGCTGTCCCGGAAGCAATGATTTAAGGCCACGGTCAACTCCGCCATTTCTTCAAACAGCATAAGCAACTGAGTGTCTGTTCCCCAACGTACCAGGGACTGCTGGTACAATCTTTCACGTTCTGTGTGATCCATCATGCCCCCGGGGTGTAGACGTGGTCGATTATGTGCATGATCTGCTGGGCGGGATCGCGGCGGGCCTGTTTTGCTTCCCGGGCGATCCAGTCGAATATCTCGCGATCTCCGTCATCGGAGAATATGAGTGTGATTGCGGGGTGGGCGTCATATTTGAGAAAAGTAATCTGTCCGGGAATCGGCTGTTTTTCCGACGTGGCCGGAGGTCCGCCTTCTACGGGATCGGGTTTTCCCGCTTCAATTTCGTTATCCGGGGGGGTTGATTCCGGTACCGCAAATGAATCGGCGGTGGTTTCTTCCGGAACCGCGGGCATCGGCGTGGGCTTTTCGAGGGGGGTGCCGGTGATTTCTTCCGGCGTGTAGCCGAACGCAGTTCCTTTCGCTACGACTTCGGAGTCACGGGCCGGCTTTTCTTTTTTGTTTATCTTCCGTATCGGCCGGCCGGCGTATTTTTCCTTTGCCTCGGCCAGTGCCTTTTCCTGGTACTCGCCTTCAAGATGTTGTTGTGCTATATAACATGACCAGCAGAGTCCTTTTCCCGGCAGATCCATCGGCCCGCGCCCGCAGTTTTCGCACATTCCCTTTTTTGACATATCTTCTTTCCCTCCGTTTTCTTCGATTTCCCGCAGGATTCCGGCGCCCTGTTCGCAGTCCTGGCATTCCCAGGGGGTGAGCCCTTTTCGTGTCGTGCCGTTCGTTGTGTGGAGCCTGATCCCGTATTTCTGGCGTTTGATACATGTTGTTTTTGACATGCTGCAGCGCATGCGCTCACAGTACATCAACATTTTTATGTCCCTTTAAAAGTTCGATATTATCCTCATCTTCATCACCTATCCCATCGATGACGACCTGGAAATCACGGATCGAGGCATATTGATTGATCAAGGCGTCCTTGCCGCGTATCATGGCATCGATGAGGGCGCCCACCGTCTGGAGATCTCCCTCGACCAGGCGGACCCACTCGGCGGCGCTGGTCCGGATCCAGTATTCCAGGCCGGAGTCGAGGACGCCGGCACGACCGGCCATCTCGAGATACATCTCATCCCGGGGGATGTATTTCCCTTGTTCGATGTCCCGCTTGAGCCGGGACCGGGTGTTGTCGATCTCGAGCTTTTCCAGTTCTTTTTCCAGCTTGTCCCGCTGGAGATCATCGAGCCGGTCACGTACCTTCTTGCCCGTAATCTTATTTTTGAGCCAGGTTTTCGCGTACGCGTCGGCGGCGCTTTTCGAATACTGCCCGTCCTGATCCGGCTGGAGCTTCCCCTCTTTCCGGTGTTTGTAGATCCCCGCCTGTGATATTTTCCAGCCCTCCTGATCCAGATAATCCAGGACCGCGAGGATGGTGGGGAAACGGGTGTCGGTTGTTGCGCCTGATTCAGTAGTCATGATCCGTTCACCATGGTATGAGTTCTCCGTCCCTGTCCAGGGGCCGGTCTCCGCCGGGAGTCCTGCCGCCGTTGTAGGCCTTTTTCTGCTTCTCCGCTAAACAGGCGGAGGTCCCGCTGCAGGTTTTTAATGAGGGTAATGTCGAAAACCTCCCCATCGGTGAGTGACCGCACCATTGCCGGGATTGTGGCATCCCCGATGCCTCCGTTCGACTCCGCGGAGCTGCAGGCGGCCCAGAATCGCCGTTCGCCGGCAACGATCTCGAACCGGCCGTCCTTTTTCGGCCGGGCGAAGATCGGTTGGATGACTCCCTTTGATGTGATTGACGCGACCAGCTCCTCGAACGCCGGGCCCTCGAACCGTGTACGCGGGTTCCAGGGGTTGGGATCCAGGACGGCCAGGGGGATCTCTTGATACTTCGCTTTTGCTTTCATGATTTTTCACCTCCTCCTTTGTTATTTCCCTTTTAATAAATCATACAATTCCACAAAATATTCTTTCCCCGTCGACATATTCCGTATTTTAAAGCGTGGGCTAAAATCCGATTGCCAGATGATTCTCCCTTCGATATACCCGCCGAATTTTTCAAAATATACCGGGGCGCCGACGTAAAATAGTTTATTTGCCTTCTTTATAATTTTCTCCTCGATCTCTTTCTTCTCCGCTATGAGTTTTTTTAATTCATCAAACATGGATATCCCTCCCTTGAATAAAATTATCCCCGGTTATTTCCTCCGCGGGGTGCCTGAAAATATATTCCCGTACCTCGGGAACCTGGAAAACCAGCTCATTGATCCGGCCGCCGACGTATTTCCCCTGGCGAAGCACGGTAAACCGCTCGGCCGAGTTGATGATCATGACGGCGGGATTCTGCCGCAGCAATCCGTACAGCTCCCGGACGGCCTCGGGCAGCTCCCGGGGCGCTTCTGGCGGCGCTTCTGGCGGCGCGGCCACGGCCAGCAGTAGATCCACCGAGGGCGCTCGATCCATGTTCATCGTAAGCACCGGCGGGAGCCCCGCCTTTATCCACATATCAAAATCTGTCCCCATCCGGACGGCATCGCCGGGATCCTTGCCTTGGGGCACGGGCCACCGATCGCAGTGCTCGAATTGTTCCGGCCACCACGCCCAGGCATCGCGGCCGGCCTTATCAAAATCGAGGGCCACGAGGATCTGCAGGCAGCGCCGGAGGATCTCGTGCGCGTAGGCATCCGGTTTCCCATGAGACGTTCCGACCGATACGGCCCCGGCCAGGGTATTGCCCGCGGCGACGGCTATCGCATCCAGTTCCGACTCGACGATGACAAACGCCCGACGGCCCTCCTCGAGGAGCATGACGTGAGACGATGACCCGGGGATGACGTAATACCGGGGTTCGCCCTCGGGCCTCCGGATCCGGATCCGGACGATCGCGCCATCGATGACGGCGGGGATGATCAGGCCGACGGGGATCCAGAGGGACCGGAGGCGGCCGTTTTCTTTCCGGATATCGGGCAGCCCCCAGGCCTTACGGGCGCGGAAAATATCGCGGCCCTCCTCGCCCGGGTTCCATCCGAGACGGTACTGATCCACCGCGGCCCGATCGATGCCCCGTTCGGAAAGCCAGGCCAGGACATCTGTGTTTTTTGCGAGGTGTTCGGCGGCCCAGGTGACGAGCTTCTCCGCTTTTTCCTGCCAGCGATCGGCGGGAGCAGTATGTTCAGCCGGCACGAATCCCGGCACGGGAGCCCGGGAGGCGCCCCCAGGGCCCGGCCGCGGCCGATCCGGTATGGTGATATTGAGCCGTTCGCAGGCCCCTTGAAAGGAATACCCCTCAAAATCTCGCAGGAATTGAATATTATCGCCGCCACTGCCACATCCCCGGCACCAATAACTCCCGCTCCGATCGTTCTGTTCCGGCCAGACATGGAATCGATCCTCGCCACCACAGGCCGGACAGGGGCCCTGATACTCGCCCCCCTTCGTGCCGGAGACGCGCCGGAGTTTCACATGCTTTAATGCCAGATCAAGGACGTTCATGTTTTAGTGATTTCTCCTCTGCCCTAATATTTAGACTATAACCATTTCAGGGAGGGTTTAAATCCTGCCCTGCCTTTTTTTCTTTTTTATAACTATTTATTTTCATTACATTATTAGTTAATAATTATAATAATATCCCCCCTCGGCGGGGAGGGTTGGAGGGTTGCGCCTATATACGGCCCTCGTGAAAAACATTAAAATGCATAAACGGAGTATATATGGAAACACTCTCCAACCCTCTCCGAAAAGAGACACATTCCAAACTATCTACGGCAATCCCCGAATGATCGCGGCACGTTACCGGGGACGCGCCTGTAGCGGCCGGAAATTCAAACCCTCCCTGCCCGTGGCCGGCTCCGGGGATAGATAGAGGGAAAGCCAGACATATACGGTTGTTTTCCATTTTTTCACTGTGAGTCGATAACATATTAATAACCCTCAAACCCTCCCTGGTCGGAAATCAGACCGATGCCGTGGTAGACGACACACCCCTCCGATTTGGTTTTCTCATACTTCTGGCTCAGCGTTTTGCCGAACCAGGTCCCGGAGGGCTCTTTTTTGCCGACGTTGGCGTGATACCACTCGATAAACCGGGCATACAGCACCGCCGATTTTTCCTTGATGCCGGGCTCCCGGAGGCAGCACTCGTCGATGAAATCCGCCAGGAGATCCTCGTTCCGGCGATATTGTTCCGTGGCCTCAGTGACGGACCGGGGCGGCAACAACCCGTGTTTCTGCCAGAGGAGACAACCCCGGACCAGCCAGGCCAGGATGCCCGAGGACTCTTTCCTGAGCTGCTCATCGAGATTGAGGATGGCCCGGCGCTCGTGGGGCTCCTGGGGTTCGCGGTTCACGAACGATATCAGAAAGGGGACCAGGTGAAGCCGCTCCCAGAACGACCGGTCGTTCGCCGGGGCCGAGGGTTGCGAGTTCGTCATGAGAAACAACTTATGGGACGGGGTGAACCGTGTCAGATATTTATCATGGGGGCTCCGGCCGACAAGCTCGTCCTTCCCGGTGAGCCATTTCACCTTGGCCGCCGAGAACCGGTGGCCCTCGTCGGTCTCGCTCGCGAAGGCCATCCGGAGACCGCGGAGAGTCATGATGTCGGGGGACGGACCGGCGGAGCCCTTCGCGTACTTGGAGCTGAGGAGCATCTCCGCGGGGATCACGCCGGCAAGCGGCCCCAGGACATGGCCGATCGTATCTACGATGGTGCTCCGGCCGTTCCATCCATCCTTACCCCAGAGGACCGGGAACACCTTTTCCGTCACGAGGCCGGTGATCCCATAGCCGAACAGGCGCTGCATGTAGGCGATCAATTCATCATCCTTGTTGAAGATCTCGTGTAATGTTTTTTCCCAGAGCGGCGTCGGCGCGGCGATCTTCTGCCATTCGATCGGGCTGGCCAGAGAGAGATATTCCGATGGTTTCCCCGGGCGGAGTTTGCCCGTGGCAAGATCGATGACGCCGTTGCTGCAGGCCAGGAGCATCGGGCGCTGATCGAAGTCATCGCCGGTAATCGCCAGGGGATCCTCGATGGTGTGAGCGAATTTCAGGCAGGCCGTGCGGCGCTTATCCCCCCGGAGCTGGGAGGCTCGCTTGAGGATCTGGGACTGTTTTCTCTCGCGCTTTTTTATTTCTGCCTGGCCGGTAGTTGTATCGGAATCGCCACGCTTTACCTGCTCGGTGATCTCAAAGGCGATCTTGTTATACTCGTCGAGATAGAGCTGGACGATCTGTTCGACCGCGGCCAGGGCCCGCCCCATGACGTCCCGCTCCCAGTAGGCGCCGGACCATTCGAACCACTCCTGGGTATTTTTCACGTAGAGAAACCGGTTCCGAAACTGGGCGGCAAACAGGGTGCCATCGCCGAGCTCGTTGGCGAAAAGACACTCCCCGATCAATTTACTGGAGATCTCGCTGCCGCCATCGCCCCCGCCTGATCCGGCCGGGGCCTGATCATCTTCCTGGGCAACCCGGTCCTCGACCTGGCGCCGGATCTCGTCGACCGTATCGGGCCCGGCTTTCACCGAATCCTGAATTCCGCCATTGCGAACATCATTATCAGATTCAATCACCACTCGTTTTCAACCTCGACTTTTGCGTATGGATCCAGCGCAAAGATACCTCCGGAATCGCCTGTTTAATTTTCCCCGGCCTGACGCCCTGGGCAAGCAGCCCATGAACGACGCGCCGCGTTTTATCATCGATCGACAGGTCCCGGCGATCCTCAATAAACTGATGGCCGCCCGGCGTGACACACTGAGCATTGCGACAGCGGTACCGCTGCCGGTTACTCCGGCGGCCGTATCGAACAATATTATCGCTGCCACATTCAGGACAGCATACACGGCGATCCTGCATAGTTATCCCCTGAAACAGTTCGCGATCGGAACCCCGGCGCCATGCCGGCGATCGTCAAATAACATCCACTCTGCATGAATTCCATTTTTACACAGCAATATATGATCCACGCGGACTCGAAT